ACGTTCTGGCGCACGAGAAATACGATAGATAACCAGTGAGTCTTCCATAGACTTCAACTGGTTAAGTGGTTTGATTGCTTTTTGTAGATAACCAATTACCATATCACCACCGACATTGACAAGGCCGGATGATGTATTGACAACAGAATCTACTGCAATCTTAATTCCTTGTGATGCAGGATCATTGTATGAAGCTCCTTGTGTAGGAGCTTTAGCAAAACCTTTATCACTATAGATATAGAATTCTTCTGCAGTCTTATTGATAAGCACATTCGTATTTTTATTAACCTTCACTCTTTTTTGAGTTTTGATCTTACGAATCTTACGAGGATCAATGTATCTTAATTCTTTAATACCTTCACGCGGAGCTTTCTCGTCAATAATAAGATGATAGTAGAGTCTACCATCAACATACCATTTACGAAAGATTTCATATGCGTGTTGGTTAAATTCAAGAAGTTCTAGAGTTTGATCAAACTCTTCAAGAATCATCTTCTTAATATTATCTGGCTGTTCTAGATCATCAAGGTTAAGAGTAACAATCTCTTTCTTTGGATCCATTACAATAGCTTCGTTGACAATATCGTCAACAGCCATTTCAACATCTGGGTGCATAGAGATTTCACGGTACTTACTAACAAGTTCCGCTTCATTTCTAACAGCACCTTCAAGATCTACATATTGGCCGTATGCACCACCTTCAGCAACAACAAGAGCTCCATCTTCTTCGAGCTTAGGCGCGAATGAAGGGAGCTCTTTTTCTGGATTCTTTCGAATAATCTCAAAACCAAATAATTCGGCCATGCGGACTCCTTAACAAAAAAGTAAGGGGAATGGTTACCCCTTACTATTATTCTCCACCAGCGTCGCCGGTAGTACCACCACTTACAGTCCAGTAATCATACGAGAATGTAACCTGGAATGTTTCAATCTGGTCTGTTGATCCCCAGTCGAGTTCGATTGGAGAAATGACGCTTGGAAAGATTCCATTGAATTTGTATTCACGAATTTTTGTACCGTCTTTTCCGTATTGAATAACAGTAGCATTCGTTTTATAACGATCAATGTCACGAACGTTACGCTCTAGACGATTGATACGGTTTGACCATTCTTCCATTGCATTACGGACAAGGAAGTCTTCGTCATTGATAACGTTAACAGTCCAATCGCCGAATGTTCTATCTCCGGCCAACTTCATTTGTCGGCCGAAATAGAATACTGGAATTACGCCTAATTGAGATTCTGGAATCTGAGCGGCTTGAACCATAAATGGTGTTTTAAAGTTTGCAGAATTATTTGCAGGATTGTCAATACGCACCTGGAAAAGATTCTGGCGAGCTCCGCCATAAACCAGTTGGCTTCTCATTTCATTGATGTTAAAAGCCATTTTGCTTTTCCTCCTAGTTTCTTTTATTTATTAGAACTGGCCAACAACTTCGTTGAACTCTACGCCAGATCTTACGGCAACAAAGTTCAATTGGATGAAGTTGATGCTCTTTGCTGGCTTAATGTAGATGTCACCAACAAAGCGGTTTGTATCGATAACTTCTGGAGTATTGTTTGTTTCATCGCAAACAACACGGAAGTCAGTAATACCACGACGACCTTGTACATCACGGAGGAATGGTTCAACTAGATTGAGGAACTGAGCTCTTGTAAATTCATCATTGAATTCGAAGAGCATCTGATTTGCAGCAGTTGCAATTGTCTTCTGAAGAACAATAAACAGACGGCGTACATTGATACGATCAAACGCACTTGGACGTCCAAGAGCAGTCTTATCACCAAAGAGGATTGTTCCTTGACCTGGCTGTGTAATTACTGGGTTGATATCGTTCTTATAGAGAAGATCGCGATCAGTTTTATTCGGGCTGTACGCAAGCTTTACAAGGTTCTTAATTTGACCACGATTGTATCCAGCTGGTGAGAACCATGGATCACGTAAATCATCTGAACGAGCTGTAAGACCAGCAATATCACCATTTAGTGGAACATAGCGATATACGTCATTGTATTTGTCGTACTGATACTTATAACCAGAATCAATGAATGCATATGAACTGTTACGCATGCTTTGACGGAATTGTACGATGTTTGAAGCTTGTGAACCTTCAACAGCTGCACCAACAACATCTTCTTTTTGTGGCGATACAAATACTACGCAGTCCTTACGAACTTCAGCAATATTGTCAATCAAATAGTTAGCTAGTTGAGCACCATTTGATGCACCAACTGATTTACCAGTCATTAGAAGAGATAGGTCTACCGAAGAAGCATCTGCAAAGAGATCATAAGCTGAAGCCAGAGCAGCAACAGTTACGTTGCTTTCTGTTACACCATCACGACCACCAATAAACGATTTGCTATATGGAAGTGATGTTGAAGATCCTGCAAGACTTGCAGCAGCTGTTGTAATTGCTTCTGCGCGATCGTTAGTTGCCCACACATAGCGTGAATTATCATTGATTACTGTCTTGAAGAAAGCTGTTGTGCCATCTTCACCAATTGCGTCAGTTGCACGTGAAAGATTCTCGTATACTTCTAGAACTGTTCCTGGTGTACCTGAGAACTTACCATCTTCGTCTACAACAACTACGCTTACTTGATCAACAGTTGTAATACCACGATCTGTTAGATAACGTGATGTTGATGGAGCTGTTGGGACAGTATTATAGAATTCCCACTTACGTGAGATTGTATTCGCTGTGAAGTTTGCTGCACGGTTCCAAGTATCTTCGAATGTGATATTAAAGAATGCTTGTGTTGATGCGTCATCAGATGTAATTGCTGGAAGTGACTTAATCTTTAGAACCTGAGTACCAACAGTAGTATTGCCAAGCTCAATGTAGTCACCAACTGACAGAGACTGAAGAACAGTATTCGCAGCTGTTTTTGTTTCAGCATATGTAAGAGTTGAAGCACCAGCATTCCAAGTCAAGAAGACGTTAGCTGTTGCAGAGTTTACATCAATTGTAATACCAGCAGCAGATAACTGATCAAGACGATATGTTGCCGCAACACCACCTACGCTTGTATTGCTGAATGGATTGATTGTACGCGCATATTGATTTGCTGAATCGCACATTGAAATACGAAGCGAATTACCAAGATCACCTGGATAACGAGCTACGAATTGTGTACCAGAGAATGTAGTATTTGCTGGACCTTTTTCTTCAAAGTCATCAGCATTCTTGACGATATTAGAAGTAAGTGCAACAACACCGCTGTTCGCTACAGCGTTCAATGCAATGGTATTTGCAAAGAAGTTAAGCTGTGCGTCTGTTGATGTAGTAGCATTTGCAGTAAGTGTAACGTTCAAAGCTGTTGAGTTAGCAGTAACTGCAGAAACAAATGTTCTTTCTGGAATTCCAGCACCAAATACTGCATGTCCTGCTTGCACGCCATGAGTATTACCTGTAAGAATTACAGTCGAATTACTGTTTAGATTTGCTGAAGCTGCTGCTACGGTGTTTGAAAACCCTGTTGTAATAGCTGCACGGCTTACATATAGAGCATTACCATATGCAAGAAAGTTTGCAGCAGTAAAGAATGTTTCGAAATCATCTGCTGTTGGTTTGCCATAACGTGCAGCAAGTGTATTTTCTGAATCTACTAGAATAAACTTTCCAACCGGACCCCAACTAAAAACACCAGCAAAACCGCCTACAGTAGTAGCCAGTGATGGTACAGAAGTTGTTAGATCAATCTCAGAAACATTAATTCCAGGGCTGACTTGAAACGCCATTGTTATCTCCCTTAGTCAAGGTGTTATTATACTAGTTTTGTTTTATTTATAAGTTAAGAAAATTACGTTTTTGTTCGGCCCAAAACTCGTCTCGATATGTGTTATCGTTTCCAATTAAAGACTCGTTTGTTTGATTATCATATTCATCATCACCAGTACTCATTAAACCAAATGGGAGCATTTCTTCTTCAAACATTCTTTCGTTTTGATCATAGATTTGCTTACGAATATCAAGATCTGTCAATTCTTTTAAGTATGGTTGTGTAGTTAACCAAGCAAAAAGAACGCAGCACATAGCCATATCATCATGACCTTCTTCTGCTTCATATGATTGGTTGCCCTTTAAACTATTTTTAAGAGAAAATCTTGTGAGTTCATATATTGTATCATAGTCTGTAATAATAAACTTATCAGATTCTATTAAAGTCTTGAGTGTAGCACATCCAATTCTCTTTACCTGTTTGGTAGTTCTTACTCCACGTGTTGTTGAAGTGGCAAAACCACCAGAAAGACTTTGACCAGATCTGCCATTATTAGCAGTGACAAAAATCCCTTCATATTCTAAATCATAGTGTAGAATATCTGCGACTTGTTGACCAATATCATTTGTTTCAACAAGAATTACTGCATCATTATACTTCTTTGCCACTTCATAAATAATGTTAGGATAGAGAAGTGGACTGAGTAGATTATTTCTGAATGTAGCAACTTGTCTGTATGGTAAGTTGTTTACGTTTACTACAATGAAAGCAGAATAGTCAGCACCAGCTCCTCGAGAAGTATCTACGACAATCGCATAGATATTATCTCTAATTGGTTCTTCATAAACTTTCAACCCAGCCGGTGTCGTATGAATAGGTTGCTTATAAACCATATTACGAAGTTTGTTTGGATTGATCAGTGTATTCGAAGATCCAAGGAACTCACATTCATACTCCTGTCTGAACTGGTCTTCAGAAGTATTGGCAATGGTTTCTTCTTTCCATGCTTCGTCACGTCCTGGAATCTGAGACCAGTGAACATCGACTCGAGCATAGGCATTGCGTTTTTCTTCTGACTCAGTCCAAATGCGGTAGAACATGTTCATACCATTTGGCGTTGAAGTAATTAAAACTTTAGAACTTTGACCAGAAGAAATTGTAGGATAAACCGAAGCAAAGAACTCATCCTGAATGTTAGTCGGAACGAATGCAAACTCGTCCAGATATACCATGTTCTGAGAAGTACCACGAATGGCCGATGATGATGTAGCCGAGGCAAGAATTTCAGATCCATTCTCGAGCTTAATGTTACCTTTATTCCATTCGGTAACACCCATCTGAAGCCATTTTGGAAGATGCTCGAACATAAGTTGAATACGCCCAAGAATTTCTCGAGCCTGTCTATCTTTGTTCGCAAGAATAGCAATCGAATATTCTTCGTTAAACAAGATCTTCCAGAGCAAGTAAGCAGCAACTGTGGTTGTCTTACCAACCTGACGTGGCATCTTACAGATAACAAAACGATTCGCTTCAAAAGAAAGAATCATTTCCTTCTGGAATTCCCAGAGCGGGAACATAATGAGACCCTTGTCAATATTGACAATTTTACAATAAGTTAAAATAAAGTAAATTGGATCTTGAGAGCACTTGATATACTCTGACACTTGTTCAGGAGTATATTCTACTTTAGTGTCTGCACGTTTAAGTCTAGGATTACCTAGATAGTTTTCACTGGCCATCTTTATTCTGCTTTAAGTACTTCTGTAACTCAGCAGTAGATCCAACAAACAGGTTATTAGTTACTTGTTGAGGCGTGGCTTCAGGATCATCTTCTAAAAGCTTTTTCTTTTTCGCCTGAAGATCTAGCAGGTCTTTACTTGCTCCTACCATCGTGTTCATCATAGTAGCAAGAACTTCATAAGCTCTTGGATGCTGACTTTGACGAGCTACATCCATTAAATCATAGAGCGCTTCTTGTCCTTTATTGATTACTTCCATCATATTTTCACGGGCATAATCAAAGTCAGCTTCTACTTGAGGAATAGCTTTTCTTTCAATTACGGCAGGTAGATTTCCCTTGCCAACATTAGTAATATCATTGCTCATTAGATGTTCTCTTCAAACTCATTTATAAATGCATAGTTGTCTGACGACTTAATATCAATGTAATCAATTGTAAGTGCTGTATTCGTAGTTGGTTGACCGTTCGCGGTAAGTCCTGGACGTGCAGTAACAACTACTGTCTGTGCTGTTGTAAATGCATTTGCCGTAGTTGGCGAATCTGTCAATCTCATATTTGCTTGAACGTGTTTGATCAAACCAGACTTCTTAGTTGGACCAAAGATATAACCCTTCATTGTGAATGAAAGATTCCAAATGATTGCTCGTCTTTCTTCAAACGAACCTTCATATGAATCAACTACATTTACATCATTCAGAATAATAGGAATATCAAATGTGCCATTCACTTCTGGAATTAGATTTACAGAAGCGGTCCAATCTGGAGTAAAGTATGGAAGAATCTGTTCAATGATTCGAGTTCCATCTTCTGCATTCTTAACTAAGATTGACATTTCAAAAGTAATATTATAAGGAACTGGCATGTATTGATATGCAACACTATCATCAGTTCCATTGTTAGTTGGTTGCTTATAGATCTTATTGAGTGTATTTAACTTTCTTTCTGAGTCATACGTGAATGACGTCATTTCAAAAGAAATACGTGGAAGAACTACACCAACTTTATTTGAAAGACTAGGGTTTGCATCAAGTCTTGCTAGAAACTTTTC